TATATTCACTAGGAGGTGAAATAATGTCAGAACAAGATAAAGATATAGCCAAGAACTATCCAGGTTCAGGTGGCTCAGGAGCAGAAATTAACTCCCAGGGATCACTCGTATCAGGTGGTGTTGGTGGTGCTACAGGTCTAGATTCAGCAGCAGCGTCTGTTGGATCACAACTAGGTAACACAGCAACAGCAAACTTTGGTGTAACATCTGGAGCCAACGCTGTAAACCCAACTGGAGTTGCAGGTGGTATTCTTGCACCAGAACAGGCTCGTCGCTTCATCGACTACGTGTGGGATGCAACAGTACTCGCCAAGGATGGTCGTAGAGTTACAATGCGTGCTAATACAATGGAAATCGAAAAGGTTAACGTTGGAGAGCGTGTTATTCGTGCAGCAGCGCAGGGTAGTCCAAACTACACAAACGCTGGTGCAACATTTACAAAGGTAGAACTTACTACAAAGAAGATTCGTCTTGATTGGGAAGTTTCTACAGAATCACTAGAAGACAATATTGAAGGTGGAGCACTTGAAGATCATCTAGTTCGCTTGATGACAAATGCATTCGCAAATGATATTGAAGACCTTGCTATCAATGGTGATGGCGCAACAGGTGATTTCCTTTCAATCATGAACGGTTTCGTAAAGCAGACTACAGATTCTGTATATTCAGGAGGAGCATATGTAAATGATGCTCATGAGTCAGTTGTTACTGTTTCTAATGATGCTTGGACACCAACTGTCATGCAGAACATCATTCTTGCAATGCCACGTAAGTATCGTGCAGTTAAGTCGAACCTAAAGTTCTACGCTGGTACAGATGCTTTCCAGGGTATCGTTTCAAATAACGGTACACTAGGCGATGCAATCGCAGAAGCATTTGCTGGTCGCCCAGCAGGTACACCTGCAAACCGTCAAGCATACCTTGATGGAAACGCACAGACAATTGGTAATGCACGTACAACTCGTGTATTAGGAATTGATGTAATGGAAGTTCCTTACTACCCAGATGGTTTCGTCGACTTGACATTCCCATCAAACCGTGTATGGGGATTCCAGCGTGATATTACTGTAAACCGTGAATACAAGCCAAAGAAGGATACAATTGAATACACAGTATTCGTCCGCTTTGGTATTCAATGGGAAGAACTAGATGCAGTTGCTTATGCAGATGCAAACTCTACTTCTGAGTAATACTCATAAATAATTGAATAGGGAGGGCGGTGTAACAACTGCCCTCCTTCTTCACATTCTGGTATAATAACATAGGAGGATATACTTATGACAATTGAAGAATTAGTTACAAAAACAGTTTTTGAGTTAAAGTCCTATGCCAAAAAGAATAATATCAATCTAGATGGGGCAACAACAAAAATGCAGATATTGGAAACAATAGGCAGTTTTATTCCAGACCCTAACAAAGAAGTTGTTACACCAAGCAAAACAAATGAAAAGGTTGCAATACATTCAACTAAAAGTATACATTGGGTAAAAGTTGGCCAACTAACCCCAGGTTATAATATTGTAACCAAAGAAGCATCAGAAAAATGGCTAACACGTAAGCAGGTTCGTATTGCGACACCTGAAGAATTAGCGAGTTATTACGGTAAATAATGGAAATATTACGTAAGCCACCATACCCATTGTCTGTATCTTATACAGTACCAGAACCATCTACAGAGTACATCCTTGTAATTGAGGATCTACTAGAGCAAGTAGAATCAGAGATCATACTTCAGTCAAATCAAAACTCAGTAATAACATACGACCTAACTGGAGAATATACCCAGTACGATAAGTCATACCCCGTCACAGTTTATGAAAGCATTACAGTTTCTGGAGTTCAAGATGTCCGTGGAGATATTGTAGTAGAAGATAATCTAGATATAACAAGACCATATGTGGATCCAGCAACTCTAGGAACAACTCCCACAGAAATAGCAGAATATACAGAACATGAAAAACTTGCAAGAGCAATCATTGACTCAGTTACGGGTGGATTTTATTATAAGAGGTCTTATTTAGAAGTTGTTGGACAGGGAACTGACTATGTACCGCTTTGGGACAAGACACATAAAATTTTAACGGTACACGAAAATGCAGAACTAGTATATGACTCATCTGAAGATCCAAAAGCAATTGGAGTATATAACTATCTAATAACTAAAGATAAGAGTGCTATAACAAAAGATCCTATTGAATTAACAGATGGATTAAATCGTGCAGAAAGAAAGCCAGCAAGAATTCCTTTAGCATATTCTGACTCAATTTCTATGTTTGATACAGAAGACAGTGGAAATGTACAGACAGTAAGTGCTGGCGTTGGATTTGCAGAAGGAACTGACTATATTTTCTTGTTAGAAGTTGGACATAAGGTTGTTCCATATGACATTCAAGATGCAGCAAAAATGCTTATTAACGATATTAAGTGTGGAAAACTAGATTATTACAAGAGATATGTAAAGTCATATAGCACTGAACAATTTAAGATTGAGTATGACAAGAGACTTCTTGACGGAACTGGAAACATTTTAGTAGACAAGATTTTAGATAAATACGTTAATAATATTTCCAAGCCCTGGGTGTTGTAATGGATCTATGTGAAGAGACAGACTTCATGTATCCAATGAAGGCAGATGTTTACTATCCAATAGTTGAGCAGGGTGCCTATGGAAATGTTAAAAAGACTTGGATCTTCAATAAGACAGTGGTTTGTAATTTTTCAAAAGATGGCACGGTAGATGAAGAAGTAAAGCCTAACGTAAACATAACATTAAAGAAAGTCTTAGTAGGAAGAACAAAGAGAGATATTCGTTTTTCAGAAGAAGAGAATTCAGACTCAATAACAAACGTTATTATTACAAACATTAGAAATAGAAATGATATTCCACTGTACATGGAGACATCTGGAACAAGGGCTGGAAAGTCAACAATATATGAAATTGAGTCTCAGTCACCAATCATAGGTCCATTTGGAGATCCAGAATATTTTGCATTAGTCGTACGCCGTTCAGAGAATCAGGCATCAGATATCTAATGAGACTAGCAATCAATAGCAGACAGTTTAGAAAAGATATGGATAACATAGTTGAATACTCTTTTGGCTACCTAGATGGAATTAAAATTGGAAAAGTTGAGTTCTTTCATAATCTTGGTTTAAATATTTCAGAAATGTTGCAAAAATATATTGACTCAAATGCAAGGGTAAATCCACAAGCACTAAACCATATATATGAATGGTATCAGGTGGGAAGTCCAAACGCAAGACTATACGATATAAAATATACAGTAAGCAATATAGGACTATCTTTTATAACAAATTTTAAACAATCATCATCACTCAAAGATGGATCAAACGTACCTTTCTATGAAAAGGCAAGAATAATGGAAGAGGGAATACCAGTAACGATTACACCAAGAAATTCTGACGTGCTTGTATTTGAAGCAGGAGGAGAAACAGTATTTACTAAAAATAGTGTGAATGTAGATAATCCTGGCGGAGACGCAACAACAGGTTCATTTGAAAAAGTAATTGACTCTTTCTTTACAAAGTACTTTACACAAGCATTTTTAAGATCAAGCGGTATATCACAATACTTAGAAAACCCTATATTATATAAAAAGAACCTTACATCAGGAAAGAAATCTGGAAGATCAAAAGGAAGAGATGTAGGATATAGATGGATAGCAAATGCGGGGTTACTAAATGGCTAATACAGATTTATTAAATACTCCATTATTATGGATCAATAAGTACTTACAATCAAAACTAAGTGAGAGCCTAGGATATGTAACCCCGTTTTTTCCACCTTCACCATTTAATCTTGACGACCTTACAGAAAAATGGATGGTCTTAAATGATGTAAATACTCCAGTAAGCAATGGAGTTGCCTGTACCTGGGATAGACTTGTTAAAATGAACAAGGGAAAGTTCCCACATATTAAGTCTGAACAAATATTGTATTATTTTTATGGTCTTGGAGAAGACTCAATCCCCACTATGATCCAGACACAGGAAGCCGTCTTGAGACTTCTTGACCGTGGAGACGAGTCCGCAGAAGAATTAAATGCCTGGTGTGCCAACCGAAAGGTTCAGTTGGATGACGGAACTACTGTAGACAACATGTTTCTATTTCATAATTTCAAGGTATACCAATTAGAAGAAACTAGAGATATTATTGACTTTGGAACAGCCCGTACATATGGTGGCAACAAGATTATCATTGACTTTGAGTACCACCAGCATCAGGACCTTACAAACCATGACTGGGTACCAGAGGCAAAACTATCTGATGCAAATAAAATAATCATATAAAAGAGTGTTATAATTATGGCTGAGGAAACAAAAAACGCCAAAACAACTTAATATCTATTTTAAGGAAGAGGTGAATAAATGGCATATAGTCGTGGAACATCGACCAACATTATCGTTGGTGCAGCAGCGCTTTTCGTTGCAGATACAACCCTAACGCCAGGTACACTAAGCGGTTTCATAAACGGAGAATCATACAAGGAAACTTTGTCTGTGATTGATAGTTATGACAACGTAGGGTACACTATGAACGGTCTTGAAATGCAGTTCCAACCAGACTTCGGTGAAGTCCAGGTAGACCAGATTCTTGACGTTGCTAAACTTTATAAGCAGGGTATGCAGGTTAATCTTGCAACTGCTTTTGCTGAGGCCACTCTAGAGAACTTGCTTCTCGCATTGGCAGCAAATAATGACGATCTATCTGGAAACAAGTTGACATCAAACGGAAGAACATTAAATCTTTCTGCAGGTGACATCGGTGAATGTCCAGTAGAGCGTGCAATTGTTGCAATTGGACCAGGAACAGGTGACTGTGCAGATTCTCCATACATTGAGAGAGTTTACGTAGCATACCGTGCTTTGTCTATTGAAAATGTAACAGTATCAGCAAAGCGTGATGAGGCTTCAATGTTTGAAGTTTCATTCCGTCTACTACCAGAAGACGCTTCTGGATCATACGGTAAGATCGTTGACCGTACTTGGGCATCAAACTCAATTTAATATAAACTGACAACTGGCCCACTCCCTTAACTGGGGGTGGGCTTTTTGTTTGTGGTAAAATTGATAAGATGGCAACAAGAATATACAAGTCCGACATTATTACATTAATGGATGGTGAAACGATAGAAATTTATCCTCTTAAGATTAAATATCTTAGAGAGTTTATGGAAGCATTTCATTTAATAAAAGAATCAAAAAATGATCTTGAATCAATATCTTATTTGTCAGAATGTGCAAGAATTGCTATGCAACAGTATAAGCCAGAAATTGCAAAAACACTTGAAGAACTTGAAGATCATGTAGACTTGCCTACAATATATAAAATAATCAATATTGGTGGCGGTATTAGTGTTAATGGAGAAGTAGATGAGCCAGTAAAAGAACAAGCACTAAAAGAAGATAGTCTGGGTAGCGGTTGGGATGAATTAGATTTAGCAAAGTTAGAGTCTGAGATATTTTTACTTGGGATATGGAAAGACTATCAAGAACTAGAGGCAAACCTTTCAATGCCTGAACTAGTGGCAACTATTGGATCAATTAGAGAATTAGATTATCAAGAAAAGAAGTTTCTTGCAGCAATTCAGGGTGTAGATTTAGACGGGGAAACAAATAAAGATAAAGGTCAAAAAGAATGGGAAGACATGAAGGCTAGAGTATTTAGCAAGGGTCAAACCAGTGATAGCAACGATGTCCTGTCTTTACAAGGTGTAAATGCACAAAAAGCAGGGTTTGGCATAGGCATGGGCCTTGACTACGAAAACCTAATGTAATAGGCTGTTTATGCTATAATTGAGGTAACTTACTGAGAGGAAGTTATGACTACAACAGTACATGAAGAAAAAATAATTACCCTGATTGATGGAACAAAGATCAAGGTAAGACCTCTCAAGATCTCACTTTTGCGTAAATTTATGAAGAAGTTTGAGGGCTTGGGGGCAGTCCAAAATGATAACGATAAGTCTATGACACTTTTAATTGAGTGTGTAGCAATCGCTATGGAGCAGTATAAGCCAGAGTTGGGGGAAAGCATTGAAAAACTTGAGGATGTAATTGATCTTCCTACGGTTTATTCAATCATTGAGGCAGCGTCTGGAATTAATCTTTCAGATACCGCTTTACTTGCTTTAGCACAAGAAGAACTTTAACGGTTGAAGGTTAGCGGTTAATGGCAGGAGATACAAATAGCAATATTTTTATAAATATTGATACCTCACAAGCAATGACGCAACTGCGTCTTCTTGAAAAGGAACTCACTACCCTTAACCGCTCCCTCATCGTTGGAACAAAGACTGCAGCAGCAGCGCAATCAAAGTACGCA